CCCCACTCGGTTACGATATAATCCCACCGGGAACTATATCGTTTCCTTGTAACGGTCTTCGGGCTGTCATTAAGACGAAAACCCAATTTACCGTTCCTTATACTACCGTGCAAAAGAGACAAGAGGAGCCCATCATGGTTGTAAAACCACGATGGGAGAAACCTTCGAAGTTTACGAAGATCTCTATCACTTAACTCTTCCTCACTAGGAAGGCGAACTTTGATAGCCAAAGGACATATATACCGGTAAAGAATTCCACCGGTATACTTGTTCAAAACTATCTCAGAAAGCATAATACGCGGGACCTTAATACCACTAGAATCATCCTCATCATATGGGATAGGTAAGAACCTAACCCTTGATTTAAGGAGACTAATGGTACGAGGTAAAGCAATATTATGCCTCGCCGACCAACGGTTGAGGCGGTTGATTGCACTGTAGAAGTCCGGGGCGTTCCTGAGTTTTTGAATATAAACTCCTCGAACGTTGTGGCCTTGATAATAATCGCGGCCACAGGACTCGCGAAATAATCCTTCATTAAAGGATTTGTCTACATTGACAGTAAAACCGCAGATGGATAATAGTTTACAAACCATGTTGTAACATGGTTCACGAACGATTATATCATCTCCGAAAACCGCGAAATTAGCGGTTCTGTCAAATCGAGATTTTATGAGTTTCATCCCATAGACTCGATAAACACCGTAGACTAAAGCAGAGAAAAATAAAGTCTGTAGAGGAAACGTAAAACCGTTTCCCATACTAGACACCATGTGCAAATCCAGCGACGTGCCATCTGGAAGGATGGTACTAGGGCAACGAGTTCTCTCCAGCCAACGAACAACAGCTGGAGGAAAGAACTCGCGCACTATCGTCATGGACATCGAATCAGAAGCGGATGAGAGGTCGATAGTACCACCTCTACCGTTAACTGAAGCGATCTGACATAGCCTCCGATTAACGTCGGGTTGAGTCGATAAGTCAATGTTTAGACTGTGTCGAAGCTCCCCTTCAATAAGAGAGGCTATCCCCTTTTGAAAAAGCATATTCAAAACGGGTTCAGTGCAAATGGTTCTGCTTATTTTCGCACTTTTAGGAACAAAAGAAAGACGACTTCCTTGAACAATCTCATACCCTAACCGCGAGGATCGAGCTTTTTCAGCTCTACCCCAAAGAGGGTCAAAGAAGATTGCCTGCATGAATAAATCATGCAAATCCGAGCTCGTTGCAGCAAGCGACGAATTGGCTACTTTCGTGTAGAACGAAGTATCCTTAGCGCCGATTGAAGCACCGTTACCAAGTCCAAACCCTTCAGAAATCTTACGAAGGGTGAGGAGCTGGTTACCGGAGGCATCGCCTTTATAGAAGAAGCCATAGATGAAACTTTTGGCTTCCCCGAGGGCCGTGACTTCGGCTTCGTTGCACGTGGTCGTATCATATATATACTTTCCGCAGGCCTCATTTACTTTCGTAAATAGAGCTAGTGCTTTGAGATCGCGTTCCTTATCCGTTTCATCATTATGAAACTTTTTGATGATGGAATTGGATAGCGACATCATCGCATACTGCTGGGCTGGTATACCAGGATACGGTGCTAATGCACCATTCCAACCACATGCTCCAAGATCGGATTCAAGAACTGAAGAGAGATCACCAGCATTAAGATGCATAGCAAGACCTTCAAGGTTGTTTGGAAGATTCCAAAGATTTCACTTCTCTTTACAACGAGAGGTGGATCCCTTGGACGTAGTACAGGAAGGAGCTTTTTCACTGTATTTCTACAGTATTCCTTGGACAGCGGAATCACCAATACCCGCAGAAACTTGGGTAAGTGACCCGATGAGCAAGGAAAAAGCTGCCCGAATATTAGCTGGGTCAGCCAGATCAGATCCTGCAGGGACGTCCACAGTGGTCGTCATCTGCATAACCTGATACGCCTGTCCAGCTAAAGGCAACACGCCCTTACGGACGTGAACTTTCCAAGTATTACGTGGAACATCCTTGATGACACCCGTCACCGGGTTCGCTTTACCAAGGGGTTTAAAGACCTTGGGGCGAACGAAAGTAACGGTAAAGGGGCTGCTAGCACTATGTACAGTGACCCCAGTCTGCGTACCACCGAGCGCCGTCACAGCATACTGCTTCATATTTGCATCAGGAGCAGTATCTGCAACATGCGTGTAGGTGGGAGCAGTCAGGTTCGTCTGTGCAGCACCAGTTACGGGGCTAGTTAGAGCAACAGTCATAATATCTCCTAGTAGGCTGCCTGCGAAATGCAGGTGCGCCAAGGGTTAAACACAACGTTAATGATTCACAAAGCACTTATATGAACCTCACTCGGGGTCGTCTAAGACGAAACCGTCGTGAGGCTCACGAAGGTGCAAAGTGTCGCTTCGGAGGTCGGGGATTTTGATCCCGACAGTATGACCCTCGCAAGGTTGAGCCTGCATCGCTGCAAACTCTAGCCTGCTACGGTTATACCTTACCAAGGCGACTTCAAGGTTAGAAAGCTGACATCGAAGCTCAGTAACGTAACCCCTAGAGAAGTTTCCTCGTCGTGCGTAGTCAATCTTCTTGCGAAGAGCGTCTACAGTACGATAAAGGCTACAGCCAACGGGATCACGAACTGAGCTAGATGGAGACATTATAACCCCTTAGAATCTATTAAAGCGTTGTGCGTGAATGGAGTTAGCAGAAGCCAACAAAGCGGACATGTTAATCCACTGTGTTGTCGACGTAGGTAGGGATACTGTAATATCACTAAGTGTCAAATCAGCGACACTAGTTACAGATGACCTATCTATAGCGCTCCGTTTATAAATCGCGAACGAAGAACCACCAGTCGAACTGACAAACCACTGCCCAAGCAAAATACGAGTCTTGTCATGATCGGGAGTCCAGGTACAGCTAGAAAAGCTGTCTGACCTCACGCCCTTACAAGCCCACAAAAGCTTGGAGTTAATGGAATTGTCATAATTGAGGATGTCCCCAATGTTCGCAAAGTAGTCCGCGAGAAATGACCAAGGGAGAAGTTCCCAAGCTGTTGCCACAAACTGAGATGTATGAACACCCCAGTTCTTAGCATAATCAGCAGCGGCCACTTGTGGTTGGATTAAAACAGCTCCTTTGTACCGGATATGGGTTTTATGCCACTTCCTAACATTACGGATAGATGCCATATACCCAAAAACGGTAGGATAATCGGTGGTATCAGTTGTATTCGATTCGCTTTGCGCACCGGCTGCGATCTTGTAAGAAACAGGTTGTTTCTGCAAGTTGTCGAGGGCCTTAAACGCATCCTGAATATCGTTTACAAAAGGTACCCACCCAAAAGAGTATTCCAACCAAGATTCTGCAGCGATTTTCGAAATCTCCTTAACAGAGGGCTTCGGCTTATTTCTCGCGGATCGGCTTCTTTTGTTTACCGACCCGAGATACTTACCAATTCCTTCAGACAAGGATGCTGCAGGTCTTCGCAACATGCTCAAAGCTTCACGCATCTCTCCAAGAAAGACTCCTCCGCTCATCGCGTTGGAGAATTTCCTGAATTGTGCATTGAAGTTTGCACGTGCTTTCGCATCAGTTGAATCTAAGAGATCAGAAAAAGGCACGGGAAGGTCAACCTCATAGGCGGCTCGGTAGCCGCTCCAATGAGAAACATCCCCGGTGGTTTTCGAAGCATCTTCGAACCAAGTCACAATGTGACTCCCAGGAGAGGTAATAATCTCATCGTAAGATGCAACCATTGAATTGGTGGCATTCCTACCAGCGCGAATCACCTCACGCCAATTAGGCATCGAGGAGCCATCCGTAGTTCTGAACAATTTGCGTGTAACACCAAATGTGTTCAACGGAGTACTCTTCGTAGCTTTTTCAACGTAGATGTAACGCGCATAACGAGATTTATCTCTCAACATAATGGTCTCAAAAGATTCAAAAGGGTAGAACCCAACAGCTTAAGGTGCGATAAGGC